TTTCAAGCAGAAGACGGCATACGAGATACGGAACTGTGACTGGAGTTCAGACGTGTGCTCTTCCGATCTGATAGTGAATCCGTTAGCGAACTTCACGAAACCGCTTTCTCCAAAGCGTTGTGCCACTATTCCGCCTTCGCCTAGCTTATTTTTTATATCCTTCAGCGTGGCCACAGGATTTTCTTGCCAATCAGATGCGCCAAGGATTTTGGCAATCATAGCCGTAATCGCCGGATGCGATGAAATATCTGTGTTATGAGTAGTCAATTGACTCTTTAAATTTTGAAGTAGGCCGCCATGTGCTCCTGGATCCATATTATGCGCCTCCAGATCATGCACAGAGGCTACCCCATTATCGGAAACGATTGCTTGCACCTTTTCCGCATTGCCAATCACAGTAGTAATCGTAAATGTGTAGCTATCCATTGGCGTATTCTTATCCGGGATGTAGTCAACGTAGTTGCCCCCATTTGTGTAGGAGAAAAGCACCTCTTGTCCATTCTCGCCAGCTTTGGCCATGAGCCCTATTTCTCGTGCATAAAAACCGGCTTCAAGGTTTTTATTCGAGAGTAGCCCCTGTACCATGAATTGTCCATCGCCTGTCTTAACGCTTTTAGTAATCGCTAATTCCAAACGCTTATCAGTCAACGCCGTAGCGCGTGGAATTGATGCGGGCATGTCGCCTGCACCGATAACGATTTTTGTAAAAATCAAAGCCTGCTTACTCGCATTAGCTTCCGCAATAGTATTTGTCCCCGCCATTGTAGTAATGACGGCAGGATATTTCGCCATGTATACCTCCTATATATGAATAAATTGGTGAACGGTAATTACGCCGCCTACATAAAGCTGTTGCGTTTGTGGGCCTATCGCGATTGTAAGGCTTGGTTCAGCTACGGCACTGCCTGCAGCTGTTGCAATACCACCGACATACACACCGCCCGAATTAATAGCGTGCACATATTCGATACCATCTAGCCAGGACCGCTTATTCTTGACGAATTCTAATATACGGAGCACGCGCTCTCGTATATTCGGTGTCATCATATAACCGGACATCTGGAGTTTGAAATGGTAAGGCTTCCCGCCCTCGTAGCCCCAGTTCTCCACAACTTCACAATCTGAATATAGTTCTCCGATAGCTTCCTCAACTAATCCAACTGTGCCCTTTCTTCGATGCCAAGCGATAGAACTCAAAATTAATTTAATCTTTTGTTCTCTCGCTACAGCTTCATCGTAGAAGTCAACGTGTAAATGCCAGGCTAACTCATCTAGTATTGGCGTGCTTAACTCATTAAGATGCGACAAGATAGTTAGTCTATCCACGAACGGCATCAACGCCATAAGTCGCAACGTAACCACTTCAGCTAAGGCTTGCACATGAGCATCATTAGCAATCGAGCTCGGCAGCGTATCCTTTAATTTGAATTTGTAGAGATCATTCATGCTCTACACCCCCATATGTGATAGTCTTACCAGTACACTGCGCCAATTCCACTTGGTAGCCATCTTCCTTCTTGCCGTCTTTCACAATAGTAAATACAGGGGATGTTACGCTAACACGTTTAGCCCCCGCTTCCATAATGCGACGAATTAATTCAGATGGAATGATATCTCGTCCTACTTTTCCTGATTGCCATTGTATATAATCCGTAACCGCCGCATCGACTCTACTCTTAATCGTGTCAGCGTAATACGAATTATCCGAATCAATGTAGTACTGAATATCGATACTATAATTCTTAGCAATTGGCGCCTTTACAGACACATTATCGGTAAGTGGCCGCACTTTCTTATCGGTGAGCGTAGCTTCCACTAATTTAATAATTTCTTCCCCTGCAATTTCACCAGATACAAGACCCGGATATACAACTACATCCCCCGGTTTAGGCGATACCACTTTCACGGAGCTAATAAGGGCTGATGCTTTTTTTGTAAAAAACTCATAGGCACCTTCGGCTCCTGCACAAGAAAAGCTTTCAGGAGCTTCCCGGATACGTTCACGGAACGCGTCATCCGATTCCGTGTCAGCACCACCTTCAGAGGTTGTAATATTGGTTACACTTGCGATATAGGGAATCGGATCCACAAGCGTGGTAATCGACCCTACTGGGTAGCCGTTCCCTTTAGCTGAAGCTTCTGTGCATACCGTTTTTACTTGTATCGTGGTTTGTGTAGCAGATAGATAGTAAGGCTCTGTAGTTGCAAAAAACACGTTATCTCCCGAAGTAAATCGTGTACCTTTTGGAATGGCTATGCCTTCTGGCCTTGCCCTTGATGCGGTTAACTTCATAGTAGTGACTGCACCCGTAGCTTGTAAGCGTTCCACGCCTAACGCAATGCCGATATGGTCTAAGTTATTTCCCCTAGCATAGGCCAGAAGATTCTGCTTGCCCGTATCGTTGATGCGGTTTAACAGTAAAATCACAATATTAGTAATCGTTAATAGAAATAAACGAATAGGGTCTGCCGGTGCTAACTTTCGCCCAGTAACAGAGGTGTAGAGGGCGAATATTTCCTTTTCAACGGCTTCTTTATCCGCCGTGACAAAGTTGATTTCAGGTAAATTCATTATTATCGCCTCCACGGTGGTAAATTAATAGTCGCCCTTATATCTACATCAGGGCATTTCAAAATAAGGTTAGCGGGCAATATCACATATTGAGCGTACTCTTGATTGGCTTCTAGCAGCACGTTCATATAAGCTTCATTGCCATACACTTTAAATGCGATACCGTCCCACATATCGCCTTGGATGGTTCTATACTGTTTCATAGCTACCTGCGCTTTCTAGCCATTCATCTTTGATTGCGATTGATACCTTAGGCAACAAATGCCCTTCTTCCGCATCAGTTGCTTCTGTACTTTCAAAGTCAACGGACACAACTCTACATCGTGGCTCATATTCAGTAATGGCCCGAATCACCTCTGCAGATATTCTGGCCATTGCTACCGGTAAAGGTAAATCAATGACAGTACCATCTATACCGAACCGCCTATCAAGTGGTACGGAAAATTGTGTTGTAGAAATAATAGTTCGCACATTTTGAATGATTTCTGTAAGAACATCCTTCGGCGCAAAATCAATGCCATCAAGACGAGCGCTCACATCAATTTGCATTTGTATCACCTCCCTGTTTAGGTGTGATTACAACTTTAGGAATATCAGGCGCCTCCTTCAGCGTTACATTAATGGATGCGGACAATACATTACCTCGATTATCAATCGTATTCATCGCGGCACTTATACTTGTAATTAGTAATTTGTGTTCACTAAATGGCTTACCATTAATAATCAACTGTTCGGCTTGTCCTTCTCGGCACATCTTGGCCACTTCTTCAATTTCTTTTAGAGGGTCAACGCCCAATAGCTTATTAAAGTTCATCGTAAAAGAAATATCATCCGCATCAGGCCCCAAGAATTCAAGTAACGGCTTTTGCCCTATGATTTCATGGGACGCTGTTCGTGCGTTGATATTCCGTGCCAATGCATCGAACGTACGCACCGTATGGGATGATGCCACAAACACTATCTTTCCAAAGCTTCCTAATTGGCGCTGCGGTAAGTATCCGCCCAGACCAAACTTATCCGCTAAATTAGATAGGCGAGAGTAAGCCACATCTCCTAATTGTGTATTTTGTAAATTCTTTAATCCTTGCGAATTAAGGTTTTTCTTATAAGTAGCAGCAGTGCTGCCTAATTTACTAAATAATGATATGTTACTCACCTCCTATCCATTCGGCGTTCCTGTACTTCCGCCACCAGGAACAACCCCGCCATGTGTATGTGACACTAAACTAATTCCGTTAACCACTACATCCCCTGAAGGAGCATTAATAGTTAAATTACCGGTACAATTAATAACAAGACCGCCTCCGTCCGCATCATATGACACGGTCGAGCCGTCCGCAAATTTGATGCCGTGGATATTCTGCCCATTAAAAGAGGGCTTATCCTTTGCATTATACGTAGTGCCTAAGATGTAGCCCTGGGACAAATTATTATCTTGCGGTAGGAATAAACATAATACCTGTTCGCCAACGCCTGGCATCCAGTAATGTTTATTATTTTGAGATCCGTGTGAAAGTACTTCGAGTGGATACGAGACTAAATCATCTCGGTCCGGAAAGGTTACCCTTGCCGTCATAGTTGAAGGGTCCGTACTAGATACAATTCCGTCACGAATTAAATTTTTTAACGCTACACTAATATCCATCTAAGCACCTCCTTATATCTAGGCTTTGCGTATATCCGCCTCCTACCTTATGAGAGCATTTGCTAATGATATACTTGCCGTCGAATTTACCGAATCCTTTTAAATTGATTGTGGCTGATGCGGCCAGCACAATATGGCCAAGCATAGCAACAGAACCAGTAATTTCATTCTTGTTCTTTTCGCGTAGCTTTTTCTTGGCCAAACGTTCCGCTTCCGCCTGTGTCTCACATCCCTGGTTAACTTGCAATATCTTGCCTTGTGTTTTGTTTGGGTCCTTGAACGTATATTCAATAGTACTCTTTTGCTTAGTACTCTTGTGCTTTACGTGGCATCCCCAATACACATCCTTTAATGACGTCTTTAAAGAATAGCTACCTTGATAAGGAATGACTTCCCCAAGCTCCTTAATTTGTTCTTCTGTAAGGTCTGTAGGCATTGGCCCCTTAATTAGCGTTGCGACTACTTTTTCTGTTTCAAATTTTGTTTCATCAAAAATAATCACTTGCTTATCTGAAACCTTTAACGCCAGTCCGTTATCCTTACAGACTTTCATCAAGAATTCTAAATCAGATTGGTCCGATTGCTCGACACGATCTAAATTAATCGTCTCAGGTGTATCGTAAAACAATTCAAGGCCTGCACCTTTCGCTAGTTCCTCCGCAACAGATTTGAGCGTAGTCTTCTCCCATGACTTACTCTTTAATTCCCCTCTTAACTTGGATTCATCTGGAACACTAACAGCCCCTATAGTGACCTCGTGCGGCGGGTTTTTACAAGTAATTTCATCAATTTCAAACTGCCCACATTTCATCTCTATCTCGTCTCCGAGTTCATTCCAGTTATGAAACACGATTGATGCGGTTAACTTGGCCCCTTTTTCAGGAAACCAATCGGACATCCAAAGCTCTTCTATATCATGTAAAGTGATTGATATATCGTCAGCTTCTCCGGACATGACGTCGTTAAAGCTGAAATCCTTTAAGTAAGGAACCAGGTCTTGTGTAATGTCCTTTTGGTCATACTGTAGTTTGACGGTAACATAACGCAAATTACTAGGCATAGCTTACACGCCCTTTCCGATTTTGGATTTCAGCAAGTCTTGCTTCTAGGTCATCCATCGCTCCGCCTACAGCACTTTTAATTTGTTGTACAGCACTTGCATCCGCATTACCATTAATAGTGATGTTGATTGGTGCGGATACGGATACGGATACTGCAGAGTTGCCTTCACCTGGGAAAAGCCCCATCATAGCACCAGTTTGACGCCATAATGCTTCGGCCCTTGGTGTACCATTGATAGGAATCGCAGCTTCATCGGATTCTTCGGCAAACGTAGTAAGGAACGCGCCTTTCCCATAAATACCGCCTTTCGCGTTATGCTGTACCGTTTGCCCATTCGCCGTTGCAGTGCCTTCTACTCTGGCTTGAATTGGCTTACTGAAAATGGATCTAACCCATTCCCATTTTTCACTAATCCAATCAAACAACCCTCCTAGCTTACTCATAACCCAGTCATAAAATTGGCCAAGCGCTGCTTTAGGGTCTTCCCATAATAGAGTGAACCAGGCTTTTACTTGGTCCCAGTTAGCAATTAACCCCATCGCCGCATAAATCAGCCATCCTATAGGACCGGCCATGAACGCGATAATGGCAGCTGTAGGGGATTCCCACATCGATGTGCAGAAGTCGGACACAATTTCAAAATGAGTGACTAACCACGCCAACACGCCAATTAATGCAGCAATAGCTAAGATAACCAACCCTATCGGATTGGCACTCATTGCCGCATTCAACGCCCATTGCGCCGCAGCGGTTGCATAGGTCGCAGCTGTACTTGCTATCATGCCTGCTCTATGGATGCCCGATGCGATTACGTTGCGCATAGTTGCTACACGTTCTGATTCCATCATAAGCCGATAAGCCGCATGGGCCGCCGTTACGCTGAAGTAAACAGCTTTCACTGCTTTATATGCAATTACCATACCTGCTACTGCAACACTTGTTTTGATTATCGCTTCAGTAAGTTCAGGATGTTCACTAGCTACTTTTGACACATACGCCGCCTCATTAGCAAGTGAATCCCCCAATTGGGCAAGAGTAGGAAGCATAGTACTACCGATAGAGATGGCCACGGATTCTGTTGCTGATTGCAACCGTATCATAGCGCCCCGTGCATTATTCTGCATTGTTTCAGCCATAGTAGCGGCTGCTCCGTCACTATTTTCAAGTTCTTTCGTTAACTTATCTAACGCATCCGGTCCTTGATCAATTACAGCTACCCAAGCCGATGCGGCGTTGGTACCGAAGATAGTCGCAAGGGTAGCAAGTTTTTGCTCCTTGCTCATATCTTTAGTCTTATCCGCTAAGTCGCGAACAATTGCGCTCATCTTGCGTGGTCCATTGGTATCATTCATAGAAATACCTAGACTGTCTAGTGCGGCTTTGGCCTCTTCTTGTTGGGCCGTAGCTTCACTTAATGAAAGCCCCATTTCCTCAATCGCTTTAGTCGATTTTGAGGAAGTTCCTGCCAAACGTAAGAAACCAGAACGTAATGCCGTACCGGCCGCAGATGCTTTGATACCGCTATTTGCCATAAGACCAGTAAGTGCAGCCGTTTCTTCTAAACTTGCGCCAAAGGCGTGCGCAACTGGTGCGGCGTACTTCATTGTTTCACCCAACATTTCAACGGTTGTATTCGTGCTAGTTGTAGTTTTAGCAAATACGTCCGCCATATGGCCTGCGTGTTCTGCACTTAATCCAAAGGCAGTAAGGTCATCAGATACGATATCAGCAGTACGCGCTAAATCCGTATTACTTGCCGCAGCTAAGTTCAAAAGCCCTGGCATACCTGCCATGATTTGTTGAGAGTTCCAACCGGCCATGCCTAGATATGTCATGGCTTCGCCCGCTTGCGTTGCGGAGAACATTGTTTTCTCGCCAAGCTCACGAGCAGTGGCCGTCAATTGTTGCATTGCCTTATCATCAGATACGGTGATTGCCTTTACCTTAGACATCACTGCTTCAAAGTCTGCAGCTTTAGATAGCATCCCGACCAGCGGAGCGGCCATTACAGCAGTAGTAGCCATAGTACTACCTAAATCACTACGAGCACTTTTAGCATTAGCGTCAGCGGCAATTTTATTTTGCATCGCTTTTCTAAGTTTAGCGTCTTTAGCTGCCGTTTGGTCTAAGGCCTTGCCAACCTTCTCTGTTGCATTGCGGTAAGAGTCCATAGAGATAACGCCTTGCTTTAATGCAGAATCTAAAGCCCTTTGTTGCGCTTTCAACTCGGTCATTTGTGAACCGTACTGCGTCAACGTACCTTTGGCTTGCTGCATCGAGGTTTTAAATCCTTGCGCTAAGGCGCCGTTTATAGCAAAAGCGATCTCAAATACTTTACCCGCCATAGTTCCTCCTTTCCTTTAAATTTGTGTACGCAAAAAGCGCTTGATGGATTAGTCCTCCTCTTCCCTCAAGCGCTTTTCATCTTCAAGAACAAATTCTAAATCATCTATCCAATCTGCTATTTCAGCAATTGGGGTAGACATCCAAAAGTTTATGCCTCCGCATTCTCTAAGTCGGATGGCAATTCTTCGGCATTGTTGTCCGGGAGAAGTCCCATTTTCTCTACCGAACCACGCAATAAAAAAACGCTTACCTCAGCACACATCTCAGTGAATTCAGAGATTGGCATTGTCATTAATACCTTTGCGCTTTCCTTTAAGGCTATGGCGGCAACTTCTGCCTGAAATCGTTTAGAGAATGTAACATCTGGGGTCATATCGCCTTCACGGCGGACACGAAGTTCCGCCTTTGTGAAGTCAAACCCAGTTAAATTATGTAAGCCTTCAATTAGCTTTTCACGATCATATGTAGCCATTATTTACCCAATGCCTCCCTTACGGATGCTAAGTAATCAACACCATTGATTACACAAACATAGTTGAATTTATCAATTTCAGTACGAGTTTTACCACCGACAGTCATTTTGAAATATACAATTTCAAACTCTGTAGAGGTATCGGTTTTACTTGCCTGTTCAAATTTTCCAAGACCGATTTTCTTAGGCATAACTTTTGCATATACGCTGACTGCTTCCGGTACTAATTCACCTTTTGCAGAATCGTATAATTGTTGAGCGCCACGAATTTCGATATCATGCACCTTTTGACTAGCCAGGTCGGTCACATCTTTGTCAATGGTATTCCATTTAATGGACATGTTCATTGCCTTAGTTTGACCAAGTACACCCAAATCAACTTCGCCGGCAATGCCTGCGCCTTTGATTGTGTCGCTGATAAATTCGATATCAGGTAAGGTTACATCGGCGTAACCATATAATTCTCTGCCAGAGCTAAAAATGGCAAAGTCAATCAACTTATCTCTATGTTTAGCCATGAGTTACCTCCCTCTTAATTAAATAATGTGCTCATGTAAGACGAATCATATTCTTGGATGAAATCAACTTCACGAGCTGGTGTTGGCACACCTAAATATACATGGAATCGATAAATTCCGTTCAACAAATCTGTTATTGGGTTTTCAGATTCCAAAAATTCAACACGGGCGCCAAGAAGTGCGCCAGATGCTACGTGGCCATTTAGCCAAGCGTTGGCACTATTTACGACGTTATTAATCAATCGTTTATTCCCCGGGTCGTCAATTTTAGACCAGAAAGACGTAATCAGCGTATTAGATACCCAGTTAAACATACGACGTACTGGGATAAATGAGTCCTTAACGTCTGTATTAGATGGGTATGCCGTTGTACGATTGCCCCAAGCTCTCCATCCTCCGATGAAATTAAGTGCAGTAATGACACCTCGGCCGTTCAAGTAAGCTGCTTCATCTGGGCCTAAGTAGATTTCAGTGCCATCTTTCAATACAGCACTATCCGCTTGCAAAGACTCATTGGATGGAGACTTGTATGGAATATCGTCATATTTGGCGTCTGTCTTAGCCATAAGACCTGCGAGTTGTGTGGATAAATGGAATTGACGATTAGCTAATGCTACTTTTGGCCAACATAAAATTTGACGTTCATCGACGTAGTTCTTTTTATTTTTCCATTCACTAACGGCAGTTGCTTTTTTAATTTCATCTGTAGGGGCATCACATAAGGACATAGCCTGGAACATACCATTGATAGTAGTTTCCTTTGCTTTCATTACAGCCGCTACAAGTGTATTATGGGACCAGCCTGGCGCCAATAAGTTACCAGGGATTAAGCCAAAGCGAGGGAATACTTCATTGATAAGCTCTAAACCCTTACGTTTACCCTCTGTATCTACACCGCCTACAATATCATCTGCGGTTACCATAGATGGGTCCACGTAATCATAAGATACCCAAACAGATGTCGCGCTATTGAGTGCCCCTGTAGATACAATCCCAATAAGCAATTTGCCTTCATCATTAAATGTCGCAGTGTAATCAACATTGATAGTTGATGCCGCCCCGCCATTGGTAGCAGATACCTTTATCGTATTGAGTAATACAGGGTCTTCAATTGTCACGACTTTATCCTGAATTTGTTTTTGCGTAGACGCTAACGTCTTTTTATGTTTCTTCGGATCAAGAACATTGATAAAAACTACCGGCGCCATGCCGAATAAAGAGAATTGGGAATACATCGCTTCGCACAATGTGTATTTGTCCCATTCTTTGGAGTACCCAAATTGAGTAGTGGCAGATGCGTAATTGTAGCACAATACGGCTTTATTAGCTTCCGCAGGGTCTGTAGCTAAGTGCACAGGCGCAGTACCAACATAAACCGGTAAGGCCGCCGTAGCTTCTGTCATAGAAATAAGAGAAGTAGGGGCCTCTCTTGTATAAATTCCGTGTCTATAGTTTCCCACTATCTACGACCTCCTTTTTTAAATTCAAGGTAAGCGGTATTCATCGCTGTACCTTCTGTTGCTAATTCTTGTTGTGCTTCTGCAATCTTATTAATTGGCACAAACAATAAGCGTAGCATTGCTTTATCTTCACCTACAGTAGCAGGAATGCCGTCAATATAAACGGTACCTGTGGAAAGACCTAATTCAGCACTATTAGGGCCTAAGTAGATTACTTGTTTAGCATCTTTAGTTTTAACTGTTGTTTCCACAGTTTCTGTTGTTTCATTTACACCTTCAACTAGTGCATCAGCTTTTGCCATTAAATAATCATCTCCTCTCGTATTTGTTCGATATCATATTTAACTGTCATAAATCCCTCCCAATACGGATAGGCTTGATCCGGAGGGATGTCGGTATCAATTCCGTGTTTATCATCCAGCACTAAACGGTATCGCTTAGCAATAACCGGATGGGCCAGTAATGCTTGCCGTGTGGTTTCTAAGAAGTTAGTAATCTCCATCCAACCCTTTTCCACATCCTCGGAGTACACGCCATGGATTAGAAACAGTTGGACAGTTGACCCCTGCAAGGTATCCTCAATCTTATTAATTCGAATAACAAGGTGCGGATATTGGTCCTCCTTGGATGATTCTTTCATTTTTAAAAATCCTGGTACAACTAATAAAGGGTTCCTCTTTACTTGTACGTCATCGCTAAAATAGTTAGCATGCACTTGTTTTAGGAACGCCCCTAAATCGGTTGCTAATTGCGTAGGTGTCATCGATTACCCTCCTATTAATGTGTCGAGCGCGAGTTCCATTTGCTTTTGCAATTCCTGCTCTGCTTTATTCCCAACAAAAGCGGATATCTTGGCACTACCAAGCATGCTTGGTACCGATGGGCCGTGAAATTGCCCTATCGGATACCTGTCAGCACCCTTACGGTACATAGCCCCAATATGTCCACTTCTCATACGAGCAATAAAAGCATTAGGGATTGCCCCTCCGCCACCGCTACGCATTACTTGTGCTATAACGGTACGACCTTTCCGCTTAGGCGGGCGCTTTGGTGTAACTCTAAATTTAGTAAGGGCTATCGGCCTACCTTTTGAACGAATAAAGGCAGATAAAGTCATTCCCGCCTTATCCACCTTTATGGTTTTATTGATATTTGGTTTAGTAACTAAATAGTCCTCGTTAACACGATCAACTGCGGCCTTTTTGATTTTAGGTAACGCTTTGTTGATTGCTTTAGCTGTACTCTTCTGAGTCCCAACGACTAAAGCATCTATTTTTGCAAGACCTTCTTTCAGCCCTTTTACATCAATAGTTACACTCACGAATTATTCCCCCTAAGGACAATGCTTAGCATACCCATGTCATCTTCACATGATTGAACCAACATGATACGGCCGTTGAATCGAAAGATTTGATTGTACTCCGGCACTTCAGGTAAATCCCGCTTGGCCACGTGTACTATAATCGTATCGTAAATCAACCCGTCAATATCCTGGCCCATGATTTCGACATGCTGCTTATCGGTAAGACCTTCTGCCACAGCATAGCACTGCGTACCATTTAGGTTATGTACTTCAGCAAATTCATTGGAATTGATAAACACCTTTTCAATGTCATTTTGCGCAAAGGCCTTAAATCCCATAATTATTCACCTAAAACGTCGAGGAGTTCTTCACGGGTAGCGTCTTCAGGAGTATCCAATTGTTCAGCAGATACCATTACGCGAAGTGCTTCATCAGATAAAAGTTCCAAGTTAACATCTGCATCAGAAGCAAGGATATCGGAAATCATGTCCGTCTTTGTGGCTTTGCTTGCAAAATCAAGACCAATGGTTTTGCCATATTCGGCCAATTCCGCATTTGTCATAACGCCAAGAGCTGCGGCTAACGAGTCTTCTGCATTGTTTTTATCATCATCTCCAACTACAACAGCAGCGCCTAAACGAATTAGGCGCTGTTCTTCTTCTACAGTTAAATCGGAGATAATATCACCTGGATTATACACATAATCACCGGTATTAATCGCGTGCTTTGCTTGTACAAGCATTAGTCTTACCTCCTTTCAATTACAATACGTCCGCTACGAAGTAGGAATCTACATCAAATGGAACGTAAATAGGGCGAGATTGTAATTCCAAAAATACCGCATCTGGGTCATGATTAACAAATCGACGTAATACATATTCGCCTTCATAGGTTACAAAGTCCATACCGTCACCAGGGATGATTGTATTCGCGCCATACAATTTAGTGAATTTAGCCATATCAGAAGCTACTAACAATTTACCAGTAGGGACCATTTCCTTTTCTTGGCCGTCTGTTGGATCCACATAGTAATTATCGTAAGTAAACACATTACATTGAATTTGACCGCCCATGAAGCCAACATAAATAGCACCTTCCGCCATTTGTTCGAATTGCAAAAGACCCATTTCTGTACGACGATTATCAAATAATGCCAAGATTTTTTTATCAGAAAGCATTACTTCTAATGTTTCAGAGTTCATGACCAACGTATTTGGATTAAAACCAGATGCTTTCAAGCATTTCTTTTTCCATTTGATAATGTTAGCCACAATTTCTGCAGCAGATTGGCCCCAACGTGCAGTACCAGATAATGTTTCTTTATTGGTGAAATTAAAGTCTACAACGTCATCAATTCCTTCGCCTTTGATGTGCGCCTGACCGTTGAGTAATACGTCTGCTGCCATAACTTCTTGAGAACGTACCAAGTTATCCTTTAATTCTTGTGTATCTTGCGCCAAGAGTTGGATAGCACGTTCTTCAGGAGTTACAGTGCCTGCAAATGGCTGTTCACCTGCTAAACGAACCTTGATATCATTTTCTGTGATAGGGCGTTTTTCTTTCTTTTGCGCAGGTTTATACGTGGTTGTAGTCATGCCTGTGCGTTGAGATAAAGGTGCTGTAGAGTTAGGTGCCACCCAAGGTGTGACAGTACGGCGACCTTTTACAATGTCAAATGAAACTGTTTCTGTTAAGAATGTTTTTGTATCTTTGAAAAATAAGTCTTTCAAAAAGGATGGTACATCGGGAGTACGACGAACCACCGCAGCAAGTGTTTTTGGTGCGTAAATATTATCCATGTATCCTCCTTATTAACGGAAATAAATGTTGCGGGCTTCAGCTTTTGCTGTGAAGCCTTCCGCTGTTTTGCCAGAAGCAAATACTAAATTCGCTGTAGCAAATTCACCTGTTACAGCAATTTCGGCTACTACATCGCCTTTCGTAGCATCAATATCAGCTAACGCTACACCGTATACATCTGTATCCGCACGTTTAGCTTTTTTAGAAGTAGCTTCTAATTCTAATACTGTGCCCGCCTTAATTACTGCAGCATCTTGACCGATTGTTACTTTCTTAGTAACGACTGGCATTTGTGTGCCAGCGATTAGAGGTTTGTACTCTAACTTTTGTTCTTCCACGTATGGCATATTATCTGCCCTCCTTATTTCTTATTGCGTGCTTTCATTACACGATCAACAATTTGCATTGTTTTTTCAGATTCATCGATATCCTCGTCAAGCACTTGACCAGGGACCGTGTCAACTTGATTAGATGCATTGTTAGCATCTTGCATTAGTTGTTGTAATTGATTAGTTGGTTGTTCAGGTTGTGGCGTATTGAGTAATTCAACAGCTACATCTTGAACAGTAGCATATGTTTCATATTTAGCACGATTGATCACTTCAGCTCGTGCTTCGTTATTAATCCCGTCAAGGGCTTGTAAACGAGCACGTTCAGCAGCAACGCCCGCATTAAATACTTCATCATATACTTCCGCATAATCTGTACGTAACAATTCAGCAGTTACTTCCATTGGCTCCTCTCCTTTCTCTTCATATTTATCAACAGGCAACCCTTTGAGTACATCCATACTCATCGGTAAGCCATTGACAATTAAGTCAGCGCCTTTACGGCATGCAACCATTTGCAAGGATTCATCTACACTTGTGCAGAATCCTTTTTCCAATGCTTCCCTTGCTGTTAACCAAGTTTCTTCATCCATCATGGCTGCGATTTCTTCACGAGTTAACCCGGTGCGGGCTTCGTAAATATCGATAAGATTTTCTTTGGTTTTGCGTAACGATTCCGCAGCTTTCTCAAAATCATCTGCATCACCAAACGCATATGAACTTGGGTTGTGAATCATCATTTCACTACCTAGTGCCATATGGATTTCATCGCCTGCCATTGAAATAATAGAAGCAATGGATGCCGCTAGGCCCTCGATGATAACCGATTTTTTATTCTGCAACGCACGTAATCTGTTATAGATTGTAACGCCCGCTGATACTTCGCCGCCTACTGAGTTAACATGTAGAACGATGTTTTGAGATGGATCCAACCCTTGGAGTTGTGATAGTACGTTTGAAACGCCAGTATCTTCGCCCCAATAATCGATTCCATTCATGACTACGCCGTAAATATCGACGTCAATCGTCTCCGCTTCCTGAATCAGATTTAGCGGAGTTCGAATTTTGAACTGAAATTTGTTGTCCTTGTTCATTCAACAAGCCTCCTTCATCCATAGATTGGTGTTCACGAATACGTTGCGGTAAGATTTCATTTTCATAATCCATGCCAGTAAGCTCTGCCGCTTCCTTAGCACGAGTACTAAATGCATTCTTAACACGAATTTCTGCTGCAGTAGCTTCCTTCTGCGGGTCTAATTGACCTTGAGAAGGTCCGTACCACTCAGCACCTAGCCACGCCTCTCGGATGATTGGATCATCAAAGAAACCTGGTGCATCAATGCGACCTAATAGAATGGCCATTGTAAGCCACTCCTCGTAAATAGGATTGCAAAATTGAGTAATAAATTCGGCACGTTGCGTTTCAACAGACTTCCAATATTCGAGTAACGCCGCTCTTGATGCGGAGTAACTTTGGCCAAAGTGCTTAACTAAAATTTCATATGGAATTTCTAGCGCCGCACCTACGTGGCTAATAAGAGAAGACGTAAAGTCTGCAAAGTTCGTTGGTATCGGCGTTTTTTCAGCCACATTCACTTTTTCACCCGGCGCCAATACATTAACTGTGCCATTGCCTAATTCGATTGTTTCGTCGTTATCAGCATCCACTTGATCATCTTCGTCAATCGCAGTCCCTAGCGACATGTCGTCCGGCGCTTCCGATTCGATGAAGATTGCCATCAATGCGTTGACTAACACCTTCATAACTTCCGCATCATTGTACCTGCTAAGCACTTTCAAATCCTCGATTACCGGAGACAATATAGGGATGCCACGCAACTGGCCACTTCGCTCAATCGTCATAACCTGGATAATATTCCGTCGTCCAGTTTGTGTGCCATACTTCGGAATATATGTGTAGTCATGATCATCGTTAAAGCCGTTGTACAGTTTATTTAGTACATAAAAGCCGACCGCGGCACCATATTTATTGAACTTAACACCGTGAATTACGTCGTTATTCTCGTCTTCTTCTCGCCCCATATATTTAGGCGGAGAAGCTACAAGAATCGATTCTACAATCTGCAACCGTAAAGGGTACGGGTTCTTATTCGTTCGAGTAAATAGTAGCGGTAAATTTACAAATGCATCGCCGTACAATAGCTTTTCATAGTACACTAGGGCCTGAATTCCATAGAAGTCAGTCTGTTCTCGTGCGTCACAGTGCTTTGCCCACATTGCGAACTCACGTTCAGTTTTACGTTCCCAGGCATTCTTTTCTTCAAACGTCAGCCCCAATTCCTCATATCGGATATTAGCTTTAAACCTTAGGCCCGGGCCAATAACATTGGTTTTATTCGTCTTCAGTGCGCCAGCTGCAATTGGTGTACCTTGTTGAAGGTCTACCGACCTTGCCCGTAGCATTCTAAAGTTAGCATCGATATCGTGCCTTGCATCCTGAGAGTTAACCTGGTACCCTTTGGCGCTAGATTTAAAACTATTAGCGCCGTGATTAGAATAGCCGGAGTTTGTTTTACTCCCAGAATATTGCGTTGCTTTGTGCCTACTTGCTGCGGTTTTCATAAATTGCTTCTTGCGTTTACTCATATATCCCGCGGAATGACACGATATGCACGACGTCGAGGTCTATTCTCGAGCCGAGCCACTTCGTTGCGCCAAAAGTTGATGCGGTCTTTCACCTCTTGCACATTCGCACGAGTTAACCGGCGATTACCAATGGTGTACTCTTTGCCCGTTGCCAATGCTAAATCCGCCTCTAGCCACGCCTGTAAATGCTCTTTTGCCTCATATATTGTCCATTCTGCCATCCTTTCACCTCCTTTCACGCATTAAAAAAGCGCCCATGTTGAGCGCTTAGACTTGTGCCATGCATAGATTGGAACATCATGCTTATTAAAGCCTGCGTTTCCACATCCGTGTGGCACAATATCTCCATATGTTTGATGTCATGAGCTGATATATTTAGACCTTGCCTATATTTATATAGAAATTCAGGCATTGCCTTTTCTATCATTAAAAATAAATAATAAGGGATTACGTTTAATGGTTGAATCACTACATATTTAGCATCAACCTGTTGCGCCTCAGCTAAATACACCAACTCCCCTTTACTAGCAGATACTTGTAAGCAAATACAGCCAGACGGATATATTTGATCCTTCTTAGGTCTCCCTAGTATATCAGCAACTTCCGTAATTTTAATTTTCTTGTAATTCCTTAACATTACACAAACATCTTTTGAAGCAGATACTTTTTAACATCTTCTATTTTTTTTATCACGGCTTCTTGCTCCTCAACTGTACACGCGCTATCAGATGATACCAAAAATTCCGTAAATTCTTTTACAAATTCGTCATGCTCTTTCTGCGCGTCAGGATCTGTACAAACTAGTTGCTTTAACATTTCCGCAATTTCTAAGCCCAACGTCCGACTTTCTCGATTAATTTCGTTAAGTTCTTTAGCAAGCTGTACAGCATCCGGTATTTCTTCTGGCTCAAAGCTGTCAATATAGCGTGGAATATTCAGATTATAGTCATTGTCTAAAATAATAGACATGCTAATGTTACTAGAATATCGCTCTATATCTGCCCTGTCCTTGTACGCTTTAATTACTTTTTCCACCTGTTCGGCGGTCATTATATTTTTATTTTTGTTCTTAACAAAATCTTTTTGCGCATCAATAAATAATATATCGGTGTTAGTTCGATTTTTCTTAAATACCAATATACACACAGGTATACTTGTATTTGTAAACAGATTAGAAGGTAGTCCTATTACCGCATCAAGTAAATTATCCTCAATCAGCTTACGTCTTATATCGCCCTCTGCCTGTCCTCTGAAAAGCACACCGTGTGGCAGGATAAAGGCAGCTGTGCCAGAAGCATTTAACGAATAAAGTCCGTCAAGTATAAAAGCAAAATCGGCTTTACTCTTTGGTGCCAATTTATAACCTTCAAAACGTTCATCCATTTGTGGAACCCATGATTGACTATACGGAGGATTACTAATCACGGTATCATATTTTTTACTCTCTAGCATATCTACTTTAGATACTTGGCCAAAGCCAGATACCGCGGATTTTACTTTATAGTACGCAAGCTCTTCACCAGTAAGAACGTTCTTCTCCACTACTTCCGCATCTATATTAGCTATTAGTAGATTGAGTAGCATAAAGGCTACCGCATTTTTTGAATACTCTTCAAGCCTTAGTGTCACGGTATTATCCGACTTAAATTTAGCCAAAGATAATCCGCCTATCCCAGCACATACATCGCGAACATCACCGCCGGAGGTAATACCGCCGATTATATCTAGCACGGATTGTGGCGTGTAGTCTTGCATATAGCTCTTTCTATCTGCACTATGTTCTTCGAATTCAGCAAGTATGGCCCCATACGAATAGTAAGGCTGTATCGACTTTAAAAGTACCGAACAGGTATTCGAATTTAGCAATACCTTTGTTAGAGCTATAGGTATTTCGTGCATTTCACGAATATTTAGTTCTTCCATAATCCTTTGTAGGATTGTCATAATCGTATCCCTCCACCTCTAACACGTCGTCTCGTCCGTTTCTTTGGTGTATCGCCAGCCTTGACTACACGAGCTGTATTCTGGTATGGCGTATAATTCTCTTTACTATTCCGAGCCTCTAATGCATCGAAATTCGGATTCATAATAGCAATAGCAGCTTGATTGTAGTTTCTAATATCAAATGGCTCATTTCTTTTACGCCCTGGTCGCAGTACCCATTGCTCTTTGAAATGGCCATTAACTAATTTAGACACTTTCATTTCTGCTAACAGGCCCTCGAAGTATTTCTTCCCATACCCCTTTTCATGATCTTTAGGAAAATGACAATACCTCGGTTGGCCTTTTTCTTGATTCAAGTCGCTATAAATTTGTTCCTTGCCCGTATCTACGCCGAGCTTAAACAATTTAGTCTTGTATTTTTTCAACTTTGTAGGCAAGCCGTCAATCAGGTCTTTACCTGCGCCGCCTACGCCCTTAATAGGGTAAACGCGCTTATGCCATCTAGTTGAGCAGTACTTATATACCGATTGGGTCTTACTGCCACCAGAGTCAATACACGTAACTGATACGCCCCGTTTTCTACCATCGGCATAAGACCATGTACGATTTAAAATAATATCATCCAATTCTTTCCATACGGCGTCGTAAGCGGGGTCTCCATATAATCTGAAGTATTGTATACCCCAGCTCTCATAATCTTTCCCCCAACCGACGATTTCACACTCTAAGCGGTCATCCTGGGTATCGACGCCACATGTTAAGAGTAGTACTCCGTCCGGTAGCTCCGCTCTGTAGTCCTCCCTGCGTTCGTAAAGTTCTTCAGACTGTAATGTTTCTGTATCCTCTTCATAAGGAATTCCCATTTCTGTATTAAAGAATGTCTTAACGCCTGCCGTGCCGAGTTTAGTGGCTTCCTCGTATTTATCTTGAAGTTTACCCCAAGACGCCCAAGGCGAGCCAAACGCGTTCATGTGAAAGCTTCGGCAATTGTACTTCTTTAAATTCTCCGGTGCTTCCGCAATCCATTTGCCCTCTCGATACAGTTTCTTCCACTCGAACTCTTCGGATAGTGTTCCGCAATGATCACACGCCAAGTAGTACTTGCCTGTGTCCTCGTCTGCGTGGAATTTATCCCATGACGGATATACATATTCACCACAAGCAGGGCACTTAATATGCCACACTTCTTGCGTACCGCCTAGATATAATTTCTCTATTCGGCTGGTACCTTTGGCCAATGGCGTAGATGCGTACACGTGCTTTCGATTGTAGAACGTATTAGTACGCTTTTCTGCCAGGCTCAATGGGTCGCCTTCCGTGCCTGCTGATGCAGGGTAGCGGTCAATTTCGTCCGCTAGTAATACACGGATTGGCCTTGACGCCAAATCTGCGGGAGCATTTGCACCGACTAACGTTAAGTAACCGCCAGGAAATGTCTTATTCAATACCGTATTGCCACTGTCCCGAGATTTTACATCGGCCATTTTATCGTTCAGTACTTTTGTGTCACGAATAAAGGGAGCAATACGAGTTTTGGAAAACTCCTTGGCTATATCTTTTGTTGGCTGCATGAACATAATTGGTGACGGAAAGTAGTCAATAAAATAACCCAACACATTTTTAATGAGCTGGGTTTTACCAATTTGCGAGCCTGTCATGTATACTATTTTCTCAACATCGGGATCACTCACCGCATCAAGCATTTCCTTTTGGTAAGGTGCTCTATCAGTGGAATACTTCCCTGGTTCAGCGCTATCCTCTGTGGAAAGCACCACATTAGCGTTGGCCCATTCCGACGCAGTAAACTTTGGCGGTGGCTTTAATACACTGGCCAATCCTTTAAACAGGTTGCATGTGTGTTTCAATCACCTTCACCTGCCTCGTCATCATCTACGATGATGTCATCAGACTCATCGTGGAACATGTTAGGGTCATATTCTGACAATTCGGTTAAGCATTCATTCACTTCATCGAGAAGTGCATCTTGAATGACTAACAAATTTGTCTCCCCTAACACTTTAGGGGCAGCTTTTAATGGCAACGCCTGGAGCTTACTTTTAAAGTTGTTCAGCATTCGATTCATTACGGCTTTAACTGTGTTCGAGCGGTGCAATTCTCCATTCATGATCTTCAGTTTATTTTCTTCAATCATCCGTTTAGTTCGAGTTAACAAAGTTCGTTCTGCATCATATCCGCCTTCTCGTGCTTTCTTTTCAAGTTTACTTTCTCCGGTTTTATACGCAACAAATGCTTGTACTGTTTTCGCGATATTGTACTGTCCGCGTTTTTCCTTTTCGAATATACCGTCCTCGGTCAACTGCTGGACACGCCGAGAGCTGATTCCGAGTACTTTTGCCACAATTTTAGATGATACTAATTCGTCAACGATTGTTACGTTCGTCACAGTCTCGCCTCCTTTCAAAAGTTGACCGTTTTTGAAGCCGAACAGCAGTTCGGAAAAATAACTAACTAGCTATTCCGCGGGGTTCGGATGACCCACGCAAAATATTTTTTGTTTGGAGTACCTTAATGACCCCCTATTTCGGCTGTTGCCCTAGCCCCCATACATGCCTCCTCGCCAGTGCTGTTTGCGTGAATGTTTCATCATATCTTTAGCAAAGGCTTTGGCTTTGCAATTACCTTTACTGCCAAGGACAATAGCATTAGCAGTACACTTATTACGTTTGTTATGTAAACAATCTTTAATATGGCAAGTAATATCTGTCATACTATTCTCTCCTTTCTATTGGCAGTCAGATTCTATTTTATTTGTAGGCTTAATCAATATCACCATAGGATGGTAGTAATTTGTTATAGTTAAGTACTCAAGGAAATCTCTTACATTGTGTATTGGTTGTAGTTAAACAAGGCTATTCTATTTTGTACGAAAACATCTCAGAAGTGTCGCGAATTTATTTTGGTATAGGTTGTTATTTGAAAGGATCACATTTGCCCAACGAATAGGTACCCCCTATGATGATATTGATTAAACCTGCATAACATAAAAGGACGCCAGATATATTTGGCGTCCTTTGTTATTCACTTCCTGTGAAGTTTCCCAACTTTCACACCTACAGTATACCACATGTCGATGTATCGTTTTGTATCGTTTTGTATTGTCCACGCTATTTCAATCTAGCACGTATACGTCCTACCTCTACCAGGGCTCTATCGTGTAGCTCGCCGCGTACTCTTGCCTCGCTATAGAATAAGATACCGGCTAGCTCTTTCCAGCTCTTCCCCTGTACGTATCGCTCAGTCAGTAGGACTGCCAACTCATTCGGCCGTACTTGGCTAATCACCCAGCGGACTTCGGCCTTGATACCTCTAAGCCTTTCTATTTCCTTTCGTTGCAGTTCGACACATTGCTCAATTCCAGCTACTATGCCCGACAGATCACCGCAAAGCCCGCCGGATACCCTATCCTTGCTGTAGTCCGTGGCGGACAAGGTATCCGCCTTACGTTCGATCTGTGCCTCAATATCACGCTTAATTGAATCTATGCGGTCATCAATTCGTAATATTTGTTGCATGTACTCTTTATCGGTCACTCTTCCGCCCCCTTGCAATAGCTCCATATCTCGTACAGTTTGTATTGGTCCTCGTGCTTACGGCTCACCGTCCATGGACTTTTACCCTCAGCATACACAAGTGCCTTACCGGTACCACCCCATACATCATCAATACGATAGAAGTGTCTATGATACCAATGTTTGTTATCATTCGATACTAACACGCAGTCACCTTGTTTAAAGCGTTCCATTCCCCATCACCTCATTGATGTATCTATCCAAATACCATCGCGCTTTTTTTAGGTCTTCCAGTTTATCACCTTTGTACCCTGCGCGTGCGATGTACTTAATAACATTACCAAGATGGTATGGGAGTTGTTGATCTTCGATAAAGTCAATCACTTCAATCTTACCTCTTGTATAGTGCGATGGGTGATTTACGGCATCGTGCTTGCTATTGCCATACAGTTTATCCTTATCTTCAACAGTTGGCACATACACAGTTAACTTTCTACTGTCTTCCTTCTGTCTTTCTTCTGTCTCTTTACTGTCTACTGTAGTCATTTTTGCTTCCTCCTCAACTTCCTTCTTAGATTTATGACAGAATTTAATTGCACAATCAGGACAATATTTACGCGGTCTGCCATGTGGCTTTCTAAAATATTCAAACGGCTCTCCGCAACCTTCGCACTCTCTAACTTCTAATTTAGTACCGGTCGGCGGAGGCGTCATAACTTCCATGCACTCCGGACAATAATCTTCTGAAGTTTTAACCGTAAACTTCGTGCCACACTTTCTACATTTTTTTTGCATCGTGTTTTACTCCTTGTACAATTCCTTACGATATTTAATAGCTTCTAGCAAGGCATCTTGCCCTACTTCCTTGCGCTCCAAAGCTTTCATCACTTGCTCATCCATCGTCCCTTTTGTTACTAGATGATGGATAATGACTGGTTGCGTTTGGCCTTGCCTGTGTAGTCGTGCGTTAGCTTGTTGATATTGTTCTAGGCTCCAAGTTAGCCCATACCACACGATGATGTTGCCACCTGCTTGTAAGTTCAATCCATATCCAGCTGATGCGGGATGGGCCAGTAACATTTGAATGTTTCCTTTGTTCCACTCAGCTACATCATCGTCGGTTTTTAATTCAACCGCTTTTGGAAAGGCTTCCTTAATCGCTTGTAGGTCATGCTTGAAATTGTAGAATACTAACATCGGTTTCCCTTCATTCGTTTCTACTAATTCTTTTAACCTCTCCACCTTCTCATTGTGGACAATAATTGTTTCTCCATCATCTGTATAGATAGCCCCATTGGCCAGTTGTAATAATTTACCGGCCAAGGATGCTGCATTGAGTGCGCTTACATCGTCTTCATCTACTAAGCTTAGAACGTGATCACGTTCCATTTCTTTGTAAAGCGCCCATTCTTTGGGATTCATCTCTACCGTGATTACATTATCAATACGTTCAGGTATTGTTAGGTAATCTTTAGCTTTTAAGCTCATACAGATATCTTGCATCTTACCAAATATCGCGGTATCGCCGCCGGGCAGTAATCGGTAGCTATACACGATATGCCCGTTTGTTTTATCTGGTTTAAAATAACGATTGCGGTACTCTGTAATTGTTTTACCCAATCGGTCTCCGCCATCTAGCAAGTACATCTGCGCCCATACATCCATTAATGTATTCGGTGCCGGTGTACCGGTTAGAATCACTACTCGTTTGAAGAAAGGCCTCATCTTACGCATAGCCTTAAACCGTTTGGCCTGCGGATTCTTAAACGATGAACTTTCATCTATAACAAGCATGTCAAAAGGGAACGTCTTCTTACGATAGTACTCATACAGCCATTGCACATTCTCACGATTCATCACATAGATATCAGAATCGCTTTGAAGGGCTTTGATGCGGTCCTTTTCGGGGCCTAACACCGATGATATCGTAAGATGACTTGTCTCACTCCATTTGTTAGCCTCCTGCATCCAGGTCGATTCGGCTACTTTCTTAGGTGCAATAAGCAGCACTTTCTTGATATCGAATTGATCATACATCAACTGCTCGATAGCGATTAATGTAGAAACGGTCTTGCCCAATCCCATATCAAGTAACAGTCCATAGTGTGTATGGTCAATGATTCTTTGAATTGCTATCTTTTGATATTCGTGTGGATGAAAGTCCATAAATCGCCCTTCTTATATCATCAACAAACAATGTGGCCCCTAATTTGCCGGTAACTACGGAAACACTAGCGCCCAGCTTTCGCATTCGTTCTATCTGCACGCGTTGATTGGGCCTTAATCGCCCGTTCTCGTCCTTTAGTTCAGCGAACACGACTAGGCCACCCGGTAGGATTACAATTCTGTCCGGCACACCATCGTTTCCAGGTGATACGAATTTCATATATATACATCCCAGATTTTTGAGTTGATTTCCCAACCAACGCTCGATGTCTTTTTCCATGTTCTCACCTCGTTCTCATTTAATAATTGGACACACCCTCGGACACGCCTACGAACCCACGTCATTACTGGGTTTATAGAGGGGGTGTGTCCAATTTGTCCGATTTTTTGCCAGAATATATATATACGCGTATTCGCGTTTTTCACGTGTATACGTATACATACGATTATTCATATATTTATTTTTTATTTTTTATATAAATAATTGGACACACCAGACACATAATATTAATTTGATTAGTAGTTATCTTATTTTTGTCCGTGTCCGATTAGTGTGTCCAGACGTGGTCGGTGTGTCCAATTATTACCCTATATTAAAATTTATCAATGTATAGGGTTGAATAAATATTTTCGCAAACATTTGTGCCCATTAAATAATTGGACACACCTCAAATAATTGGACACACCTACTTTTCGTGATTGCGTTTATAGATTGATAGAAGGTCTGTACCTTCCCTTACAAACGCCCTCTGTGGGCCGTAAAGCCTGCCAAAACGTGCTTTGCCAGTTCCCTTTGTATAAGGGTTCCATCCTCGCATTGCTTGAAGTATGTCTGTAATCTCCCTAGCCTTTGCGTTCTGCAGGTTCTTCCTGTCCCCCTCCATCACTTCACACCATATCTCAAGGGCACACACCCGCTCCCGCTGCACTGAACCACAATGATCGTCATCGCCATAGTTCCTGATATAATCGCGTCTATCAAAGATATCTAGCGACTCCCAATCTTCAGGTAATAACATCTCAAGGTATTCTTCAATGAGTCCTACAAGTTCACCACCTTCTGTGTGTGATAATTGAATTCGTAAGGCTTCTTCCTCAAGGTCTCCCTCGAGTACTAACGATTCACCATTAGACCAGTAATAGTAAGCCTCCGCCCATAATTGGTCGATGTCATCTTGCGTTATGTCCCAGGCGTTTTTCGTCTTACGATCTTTGTCGCCTGTGATTGGCCAGAATCGGCGGTTACCGGTGCGGTCTTTAAGGAACATTAAATTATTAGTGGAACCAGCAAATACACACTGGCGAGGGTACTCTTCGGTACGTCTACCATATGGTGAGCGGAACCGGTCAGAGGTACGGCTGATAAAAGCTTTAACGATTTCGTTATCGTTCTTGTAGGTAGGTGCCAGTTCCGCGAGTTCATTAATCCAAGAGCCTTGAATTTGTTCTAGGGCATCTTTGGTTTTGATATCTACGAGTGAATTATTGAACCATTTACGGCCTAAGCGTTCTAAGATAAGTGATTTCCCTAAGCCTTGCGCACCGTATAATACGATAGCCGTATCGAACTTAACGCCTGGACTCATGACACGTGCTATAGCGCCACACATCCATTTACGAGTAACAGCTCGAATGTATTCAGTATCTTCGGCACCGATGTAATCGATGAAGAGAGTATCTACCCTACATGTGCCGTCCCAGGTTAAACCTGTTAGGTATTCACGTACAGGATGAAATTTGTTAGCTTGCGTGACTTCTTGCAAGGCGTCGTCGATAATGCCTTTGCCCTTAATAAGGTATTTCGTAGCGAAGTAATTGCGTAAACACGCATCGTCCGTATCAGTCCAGTATGGCGTCTCGTCCTTACCACGCCACGGCAAATCGTCAATCACCACTAAGCGGTGCGCGAATTCGTCAAGACGGATTTTACCTTTTAACGCCGGGTCGTATTTTAGAACAATTAAGCAGTTGAATACATCTGATTCCGGTGTACCACGGCGGTCACGCTTTAGCTTTTTAAGGAAGTCTTCTTCCTCGTCCGTGATATCATCAAACTCCATATCCGCCATACGTTCCTTATCGAGCAGTACAGGTGCGGCGCCGTCTTTGTTGACAAAGTCAAGCATTGCCTTGTAGCTCGGTAAGTCTGTTACTTTGGTGCGCGGATCCGCGTCGGCATCTTCGGCGCCAAATAAGTGAATTCGTACTAGGTCAAAGGCATTGACGAGCTTACCGCTGATAGGGTCAGTTGCATGGTTCGAGTAAGCGAACGTGTCATTATCGTAAATGACAAGACCTGCTACTGAGCTGCCTTCTGTATACGTGTAACGGTCTTCGTGCTGCGTTGGTGCATAGACTTCAGGGAGAAACTTGTGTATAGCTTCTGTGATACTATAGCTCCTACAAAAGGCGCCAAGTAATCCTTTTTTCTCTAATGGGTTACCTTGCTTTTTAGCCGCATCAAGGCGAATCTGTGACTCCTTACTCGATGTTGGCCAAAGGCTCGTATCACGCCAGTCTCTGTAGGTACTCAAATACGTATCGACTGAAATAAGATTCCCCTCATTATGTTGGTATACATACGCAACATCTTTAGGGCAACTTGGCCAATACATAAGGCGCTCCGCTTGATGCGTTGAGGAATCGAAAGATTCAATACCAATATCATCAGCAATGCGTCTTGATACAGCCTGGTACTCATCAGGGGTCATCACTCTATCGGTAGGAATGATGATGCGGTATCGTGGATTATCAGGGGTGTGGCTATGCGTACTGTATAGCACGTATTCCATATCGCCTAGTTCCAAATCAAGGTTTGAAATAAAATCCTCGCTAGGTGAATCCGCATCAAGGGTAATCAAATATCTTTCTTTGACTTCCCCTCTGATTCGTCTACCATTATTGGGGATATAACCACCTACGAAACCGCCTACATCTTTTCGTCTGCCTTTTTCGTCCTTAGGCATTTTAACGTATTCAGCAGCCGTTTCATTAGTGACTGTTGGCGTGGATAATTTGTTGGCCAACGCACTCCAAGTCATTTTCTGAGACTTCCAGCTACGGGCGGAGCGATTTCTGCCCGTAGCTATGATGATATTTGTATCCATATTACATCGCTCCTCCCTTCGCAAATTGGATGTCTCGTATAAATTGGGGTACTTGTAATTTATGCTTCTTAACCCATTGGCATACGGCGTAATTGACATCGTGGTTATCACTAACACATCTGTTATTTTTTAACTTGGCCTGATGTATTTCGACGAAGTTATCAGTATCCTTGTTGGGATTAACTTCAATACATGCCACAGGCTTGTCACTTTTATAGACGCCTACGATAGCACACGTTCCTGCTTTTACCTTATCGACATAAGTTCCAACACAATTATTCAATTGCACACCTAATCGGATGATGCCGTGCGTTGATTTGATCACGCTGAAAGTTAGCCCTTCAACTGAATCTGCTAATTTTTTATGACGCAGACTCTGTTGCACTGGCAAGTTTTCGGCTTCTGCGAATTTAGATAAGCACACAATCTCGTCGTGCAGGTCTTTAATTTGAATTCGTTTAGCCCAAACTTCTTTTTTCTTTCCTCGCGATAATCTAAGATACATATCAGCTGTATCTTTAATTTCAGAATAAGAATCAGCATTTTTAATGAACAGTAGAGTCCGCCGCTCACCGTATTGGTGCATCATGATGGATAGGAATTTTGTAAACATAAGCAAGGCTTGTTCACTATTCCATATTGGCCACGATTGAATATATCCTGTGCCTCCACCTTCCTCCGCTACGAGGTCTGTAAAGGCCTTTTGATAATCCATACTTTTGAATATCTTGCTAGCAGTTTTAATCACTTTCACATAAAAGAAAGGGCGTATTGACAGTAATCTTCGAACCCAGCGCTTATCCGGCAATTCATAAAGCTGTATTAGAACTTTAATAAATGGTGTACCGGTACTTGTTAAGTCAGTAATATTTGAAGTACCCACCTTATCAGATCCGAAAGGCCTAAAATAGGTGTCATAGTCTTTAACTAATACATCGTTAAGAGCTGGAGCATCTGGTGCGTACATCTTCCATATTAGGTTATGGAGTAAATTATTAAGGGCCCCATACTTGGACGATAATAAAACACCTTGCCTAATTGGCTTAACCTTATAGCCTACTTTTTTTGATAGCTTAGTAAAATAAGCCCCTTTTAATACTTTGGCGAAGGCTTGTAGTTCTTTTTTGTGCTCCGACAATCTACAATTTGGGGTCGCTACAAGCCAGCGCAAGGGTAGCGATTTTGAGTAAAAGCTCGATATGTTAGGTTCAATTTCAGATACGATGTCGGCACGTGAGCGCTTTTTTTGAACTAAGAATACTTTCCCTTGTTTGAAATCAAACCGGACAATATCAACAAGATGCGGTTTATACCCAGGGTAAATTGACTGCATATCATTATCAACGTATACCGTGTTGTAGTCGAATTTAACATCAAGAATTGTACCGCGATCAATAACTGATAGCTCAATGTCTAAAGGTATACTATCACTGCTTGAAACGTCGGCCACATAATCGCATTCAAGACCCCTAGTTTGAATTAATTCTCCGCATTGAGGGCAATAAAACTCATTTGACATATACGGGTCTACGATTCTACCCATCCCCGAAGATACGGAAGGCCACAAGCAGGCAAATGATTGCCCGCAATCTACGTGGTAATGTACAGCAGGTGACCAAGAGTTCACTTGCTTGCGCCGTACTAGGTCATACAGCTTTTTGACTGACAAACTAAATAATACCTTCATAAGGCGCTAACCTCTTTCTTATAACAAATCGTCTAAATCGTCTTCTTCTGCAGGTGCTTCATCAACTACAGGCAATGTTTCTTCTACTGGTTCTTTCTTCTTAGTAGTACGTTTACGCTTTGGCTTTTCTTCGGCTTTCGGTTCTTCTGTAACCGTAGGCTCTTCTACCTTTGGAGTTTCCTCAGTCTTAGGGGCCTCTGCTTTCTTGCCGTTTAATACCTTAAGACCCAAATCACAAGCGGCAATACAGCCTTCGCAGTACGCCATAGCGGAGTCTTTACGTTCGCTAGCAGGTGCGTTTTTTACTAATTCGTATAAGCTATCAATGGCTTCGCGTTGTTGTTTAATTTGTTCTTTGTTAATCATAATGACTTCCTCCTAGTCCTTCATATAATACGGGTTTTCAAACCCAGCTGCGTTTAATATGAGGCCCTCATTCCAGGGCTCAGGTTTACACATAATATCTATTACTTCATCTAAACTGCCTTCACCTATAGGTGCTTCGATAACCACTTCATCGTGGATATGGGCTACAATCTTGTACCCTGCTTTTGCCAGTCTTAGCATTGATGCGGCCAAGCAATCTCTTGCAACAGCTTGCACGATGTTTTCGACGAGCTTCCCTCCGTATGTTTCAACTCGTCCCCATGTATTCTTAACCTGATCCATGCCGTCATACTCAATCGATTCACTACCAAACCGATTGAGCCCTATTCTAGGTCTCGCGTAAGCAAGTCTACGTCCAGATGGTAACTCGATAAACATAAACCCTTTTGATTTAAAGAATCGAATATTACCTTGCCTAATTCGAACAGGTTCGCCAGTCTTTACGACTTTCTTGGCTGCATTGTCTGCATCTTTCCAAAATCGCGTAATGCGTGGACTAGCTTGCCGCCATGCTTCGATGATACCGGGAAGTTCTGATTCTGGAATTTTCCCTTTTGAGTCCATCGATTTCATGGCGCCTACACCGCCACCATACCCTAGCGCTAACTCGGCCACCTTGCCTTTTTGTCTAAGGTGTCCGTTAACTCCGTGCTTCTCGACTGGTACGTGGAACATGCTTGATGCGGAAGCGCAATAGATATCTCCACCTTGAGCGAATACATCTTGACGCCACTGCTCGTGAGCAAGCCAGGCGATAACACGTGCTTCAATAGCACTAAAGTCAGCCACAATAAATCGGTGCCCATCCTCTGCTACAAGAGCCGTACGAATGAGTTGCTTAATTACATCACCAGGATTTCCATAGAGTAGGTCTAGCAATTCTACATCTCTACTTTTAAGAACGTCCCGAGCTGTATCTAAATCTTCTAGGTAGTTACGAGGTAGGTTCTGTAGTTGTACTACACGCCCCGCCCATCGTCCGCTTCTCATAGCGCCGTAAAACTGAAGCATGCCGTGGATACGGCCGTCGGAACATACTGCGTTTTTCATGGCCAAATACTTTTTAATTGAAGAATTGCCCAGGACTTGCCGGTTCTTCAGCACAGTACGCACATCGGAAGGAATATCCTGTGCCAGTAGATTTGATACATCATCCTTTCGCATCGTCTCGACTTCATAGCCAAGGCGATTTGATAACCAATCCTTAAGTTGCAACGTACTATTGGGGTTATCTAGCCCTGTTAGTCGTGCCGATGATACGGTGGCCTTTTCTACGATTTCATCGTTACATTGAAGAGCCGCATCAACGAGGTCCATATCTACTTTTACACCTCTCCAGTTGATGTCTTGATCTAGCAGCCAATACTCATGCTCAATGGCAGGCGGTTTCAACGAAAGCAGGCGTTTACGAATTGCCTTTTCTACCACCACGTCCTGGCGGTTGTACTCAATGTATTCCGCCCATTTCTCAGGCGCATCCTCCGGCATATTCCGTGTCTTAGGATTTGTCTTCGTAGGCTTACGTGGAACGGAGAAAAATTGAATCAATCGTTTCCCCCGTGAATCCTTAGCTTCTCCTAATTTCAAAGCCTTGGATACATTATCAAGGCTTGCCGGTAGACTGCAGTACAAAGCAAGTACAGATGTACATTCCCAATTTGTGTAGTCCGCATCAGGGAAGTACTTTTTAAGACATAGCATTTCAAACGCTGCATTGAACGCGGTCTTTGTAATTTCCTTATTATACAAAGCGTCCACCACCCTTTCGGGCAGTGGATTCTTTGTCATATCAATTACTTCGACAGGTTCGTTATCAAAGCTATAGGCAAAGAGCAGTATTTCAAATGTTGTATCGTCAACGTATCGCTGTGCCCCATATTTAATAGGGCAGGCGCAATAGGTTTCCACATCAATACTGAGCTCCATAATTGCCTCCTTAGATTAAATCGTCGTCATCGTCTAGGTCGCCTAAATCATCATCGCCAAAGTCATTAGCAGATACATGTACACCGCCAAGGCGTTCGCCATCTTTAACTTTACGGATACCATTTAGACCAAAGCCTACACCCTTCTTACCGTTGAAGTTATAAGCAAAAACAGAGAGTGCAACTTGTGCGTATACACCAGAGTAGATTTCTTCTTCGATGTCGAAGTCATCCATTTTGATTTTGTCGCGGGTAAATACGATAGGTTGCTTATCACTGTTAGCGTTAATGAAGTATTTGCCCGCGTATGTTTCAGGTTGGTCAACTACTGCTTCATCAGTATCGCCGTCGCGTAAGTTCAATTTGAGGTATGCTGCTTTGCCTTCTACCTTAGCAACTGCTTTTGGATCCGCTTTAAGTTCTTCAATCGCACGTTCAAATGCTTTGATAGTCTTCTTATCTGTTTTATCGATAATGATTTGAGAGCTGTATTTTGCTTTGCCATCATCGTTTTTACGAGGTTGCGCAATGTTCGCATAAGAAAGTCTTACTACACCAGTTGTTAATTTAGCCATGTTACTGTCTCCTTATTTCTTAAATGGGTTATGTTCATAGTCAAACCCTATTACTGTATTAAACAATTCATCTAATTCATCTTCGATATCAGAACGTTCATCATCGAGTCGGTCCCACTCCTCATCCTCTAACCAAGGATACTCATATGGGTCTAACTCCTCTTCTTCCGTTTGATATCTAAGTTCTATCGCGTCGCATCTAGCATCTACCGTACAATATCGCGTGTATAAGCTAGTGGCGTAGGCAATAGTAATTTGGTAAAGCTCGTCGAGGTAATGCCCCCGTTCATGAAGCTCTATAGCGATAGCTCGTACGGAAGTCATTTTTCAACCTCCGCCATTAGCTTCGCTACTAATGCTTCTAGCTTAGAGATACGGCTTTGTGCGTCCCTTGCTTCTGCTACGTAGTCCGCGCCCCTTCCTGTTTTAAAAGAAACGCTTACATTGTATTGATTCTCAGCGCCTAACGTAGCTCCGAAGCCTAACATGATACGCTCATTAGGTCTAGCGAACACCCCAAGGGCTACGGCGTTGCTGTTACGATAATGGCCATAGCTAATTGAATAACTGACCTTATCATTTCTGTTGAACTCCAAAGGATGGAGCCCAGCTAATGCTGCGCTAGATGCGCCCAATTTATTAATGCGTTGTTCGGTTGCATTGATGCGGTTGTTAATTTCACCGGCCATATTATAGGTACGTTGTTCAAGTGCAGTAATTCGGCCTTCATGGTCAGCAGATGTGGCTTGAAGAGTGCTGATATCAGATGTGTTAGTGCGTACCTTTGTGCCCAACGAATTAATCTCGTCATAAGCTGCAAAGAGTTGGCTACCATTGACAGCATCCAAACTGTCAGCTTCCACTCTGCCGGCACTCACATTTTGGAGTTGACGGTTATACTGAGCCACGCCACCTGCACCCGTGCGAGCTTTGGAACCAAAGGATATCACTGCGCCAGGTTGCTCACCTGCGAAGATGTGACGTGTACCGTTAAGGTCGATACCGTCAACACCTACCGCATCATCGGTTACCGCGTTGGTACCGATGGCAACGGAGTTGGCACGATCCGCGATTGTATTATTACCAAAAGCAACGGCATCAGTTGCTAAGGACTTGGCGTGTGTGCCGAACACGAGAGCGCCTTGGCCATTAGATTCGGAATTTGAACCAAACACTAACTGCTCCTTTTGGGACCCTATCCTGTTGTTGTACCCTACTATGGCGGACTGACCACCGGATACTGTGCCATTGTTGGCCCCAACTGCAACGGAGTTTTCACCCGTCACATTGTTTGACCTGCCAAAGGCCACGGAGCTTTCACCGGATACGAAAGCACCGTTGCCTATGGCAACGCTATCATAGGCCGCGGTTCTAGCCTGGTTGCCAATAGCTATGGTGTACTCCACCAAGCTCTCGGCATGACTACCGAATGCAAAACTATTGCGACCTGCTGCAGTAGCATTGTTGCCACCAGCAAAACCGTTTTCACCAGTTACAGTATTGTTAGTACCAAACGCTAGCGCATTATTTGCGTTGATGTTATTTTGGAAGCCCCATACTGCGGAGCTTGTAGAAGTTGCAGAAATAGTATTATCTGTGCCACCTACTGTGCTATTGCTAGCTGCACCAGCTACATTTACTGCTAGCGCAGAAATTGCGAGTACTGCAGTTACTGTTTTATTCATGTGTTATACCTCATCATCAAATTCATTCATCATTGTTTCAACTGTATTAATTGCTGGGCGTTTATCGCTGTCCGGTACAAGCGTAGGCTTGCCTTCCGGTTTGTCGATATACGCTTCTAGGTATTCGGCAACGCCCTTTTTACCAAGAACCTTTTGTAAGTTTGTAATACCTTCGAGTTCTCGAGGCTTGAAGATTTCCTCTTCCTTGTAGCCGTTATCGAGTAATGTTCTAGCAGCGGCTTCCGGATCTGTTATGGTACGTCTTGATGTACCTTCCACTAATTTATATCCGGGCCATTGCTTTTCGCCTGATAAGGCCTTCTCGTAGGCAAAGTCGTAAACACCTTTAATCCATTTTGTGATTAAATCCTTCATCGCTAGGATGTCGGATACTTCCTGGTCAGTTAGCAATTGATTGAGCTTGCCCCCATCCTTATAAAAAGCAGTAAGGCAAGTATCAGCTAATGCCCGGCAGGTGTGCCGAGCTTTGCAGAAATTGCAATAGTCGCAAGGCGTACATTCGCCCTCACCACGAAAGGCACGTTGTGCAATTGGTTTAATTTCTTCACCCCAATCGAGCAGTTCCTCAAGTGCCATTTCGTCGGTAGACACACTATCAAGTCTTGGCTGAACGATTGTCATACGAACTGTTTTAATGTCATATAAGTACTCGTTTACATCGTAAGCACCTAATGCGTAGAGTCGCATTTGTGTATTTTCAACGGCACTAACGGGAACGCCTTTACCGTACTTCAGGTCGATTACTTCCAAGATGCCGTCGGATACTATGACCGTATCACCGGTACCAAATCCCTCTGGTACCCAACGTGAGAAGTCAAGCTTTGCTTCAATCATAGCTTCCGCATCAGATGAACGGGCGCGAGCCTCGTTCACCTTTTCTTCGCAGATGTCAACATATCGGTTAACAGCTTCTACCATTTCAGTAGAGTAGTCGTCTAGCTTAGGCGCTTTTTTGCCCTCTAATTTATGCCGAAGAATTGCTTCCGCCAGGTCGTGTGCTACCGTACCTTCCGCAGCATACGGAGATTGTTCATCAGGGAACATCGCTTCCAGTCTTGCTGAAGGTGTACATACTAACCACCTGGCGCTACTGGATGCGCCCAGTAAAGCGTGTTTCTTAGCCACGACTTGCCACCCATTCCATAATCTTGGCGCGCTGCTCATCGGTAGCAGATGTTACCTTTTCTGCGCCGATGATATCAAGGAAGGCTTTGAATTCGCCTTTTGCTTTCGTTTTATCGTCGGCTTTCGCCATTACTTCTTTCACTGCTTCACGAGTTGCTTCAAGGCTTGGCACTTCTTGTTTAACCGGAGTTTCCTTTACAGGGGCTTCCTGTTTTTCTTCTACAGGCTTTTCCTTAGGCGCTGCTTCTACTTTAGTAGTAGCTTTTGCCTTTTTAGCCTTAACTTCTTCCTTTGCACGGTCGATAGCATCGGCTTTATCTATAGAAGAACCTACGATAGCTCGGTATAGGTCTTTGATTTCTTGATTTAATTCATTAGCGGTTTCTACTGTGATTTTTAACTCGATCATTGTTCTGTTTCCTTTCGGTTTAACGATGTGATATACTTTAAATGGATACTTTTCTATGTGCCCTTTACGCATTACCGTGCGTGAGGGCATTTTTTTTTGCGCCCAAGCATTCGTCAGGAATGCAGTAATCTTTATTTGGGCACGTTGTACAGTCTTGCAATTTAATCAACTCCCTTCAGTGCGCTTAAATCTAATGTTGTTCCCTTGTCAGTATTTTGCCACTCATAAAAGTCAAGTCCTGACGATTTTAAAATATCGGCAGCTGCTTTACCTCCAGGGGCGGCATCGATAACACGACGCGCAGATTGATAAGCGTTCTCTAACTTTTCAAGTTTTTCATCATACGGTTTTGCAACCGCATATAATGCTTTAATCTCATCTTTTGGGCTATCAATTCGCGCCGTCCACAAATTGCTTATCATACGTTTTATCATCACATCACAAGAGACAAGGCTTTGCTTGAATGTTGAACCGTAACCTGCTTTTTCTAGCGCGTTTGCAACCGATTCCGCAGAAGATAATAAATCTTTAAATTTTACAAATAGAGAGCTTGCTTCTACGGCGTTTCGTAAAGCTTCTGTTCGTGCTTTTTTCAAAGGCTCATACCTTTTCAAATATTCACTACGGACAAAGTCACGAACTGCCGATTTTGTAATGTTTATTTTTGGCATACTATTCTCCTTATACACATTTAAGAATCATGCGAATTTCTTGATCTGTCATGTCTGTCTCCTCTGTTTTACGGGGTGATGTATTTCTTTACATTTTTTACACACGGCACGTGGTGCGCCTGTCGTAAAGCTCCAATACTGGTAGGGGCCTTTTAGCCTCTTATTGCATCTCGTACAGCGCTGAGTTTTCATACGTACTACCCTTAAAATCTGTAATACGTAGAACTCTGTACCTGACGGCTACGCATTAATTTACGGCGCAATCGTCTGACCTCAATTCTGTACTCAGATACCATCCAAGCCATGACCCCGCTTAACACTTGAAACAGTGCTTGCGTAAAGCTGATGCGGTCGAGTTCTAAACTGCCTACCGTACCAATTATCATCAGTAGGCCGATTCCTTTAAGCAACCCGTTCATACGATGTGCGCCTCCTTAAATGCTTCATTAATTTTTTCTTCTGGCCAGCCTAGCGTGTTGGCCAAGTAGAACCGGAACCCTTCTCTATCAATTGAAAAGGTGCGACCCTTTTTGCCCTCCGTTTGCCAGCACTGCGCAAAGGGGAACTTATCTCTTGCGATACATTCGCGTATCGCGGTCATAGTTCTTCCCAACACCGTGGCCATCTGGCACACGGCAATTGTTTTAGTTATCATAAGTAACTCCTTCCTACCAGTGATAAGCGGTGACTGCTGCCACTATGATGATAAAAATACTAACAGCCGCAGCTAAGCTAAGAGTTAGCATCCAAAGACAGATGCTTATAACGGCTTGAATGTCACGCTTTTGCATTGTACTTACCTCCGTTCACGGTCTATCGAATTTCGGGTTGTAGTAGTCAGTTTCCCAGAAATCGTTGGACTCGTCTCGACTAACTCCTAATGCATCACAAATATCACCAATCGTTGACAATCGTACTGATTTACCTGCAAGAGCACGATTTAACGTATCTCTTGAAATCTCCGCCGTCCGGATTAGGTCAGCTTTTGACATGTTGAGTTCTTGCATACGTTCACGAATCGCTTCGCCGTACATTCTTGTTGTGAATTCTTTTTGCTTCATTACTAAAACCTCCGTTGATTATGTACTTATTTAGCTATATAATAGTAAAAAAAGTAACTTTTCAAATTTTATGAAGTTTACATAAAATGACTTATTAAGTTACATCGTTTGCAAAAAAAATTGGTACCGGATCGGATATATCAAGTAGACTTATCATCATTTCAATTTCATCTGACCCGAACACGCCTTTTTTTAATTTCAACGAAAATGTTTTAGGCGTCATACTCAACTTTTCTGCGACATCTTTTTGTGTCAGACCTTTAGACACAATCAGCCCTTTTAACTTGTTAGAGTTAACCACTTTTAGCACCACCTTTCTTTTCTTTCTACACATATGCTACCACTTAGGACGTATCCTGTAAAGATATTTTTGTAACTTTTGTTTACATTTTTGTTGATTTAAAAGTTATTTTATGTTATCATTAATTTACATTTATATTTTAAAACTTTAGTTTAAATACGGAGGAATAACTCCATGGATAATTCCATAGGCACCAAATTAAAAACTTTACGGGAAAATAAAAAGCTCACCTTAGATGAAGTAGCTCAAAAAGTTGGCACAACGAGGCAAACACTATTCAAATATGAAAACGGCATTGTCACTAACATCCCTTCTAATAAAATAGAGGAGTTAGCCAGATTTTATGGGGTTTCTCCGGCATATTTGATGGGTTGGAAAGACGATAACTATATTCAAGATAGCAGTACCCACGGAACCGTCGTTTCTAGCAATGCCTCGCCTACGGCTACAAATCCCCCAGATACGGCTATACATCCCCCAGAATATAAAGCAATAAAATTTTCCATCAAAAAAGAAGCGGGCCTTACACCTTTTTCTGTTGCGGATAATGCTCTTGCGCCTCGAATCCAACAAGGCGACAGCGTCTTCGTTTCGGCTCCTGCTAATAACGAAGTTTTATTCCCGCATAAGACATTATTAGCTATTCAAACGGTTAATAATAAAGGAGAGATAATGGCTCCATACGTAGTATTAAGAGTGTTTTATTATGCTCCAGATTTATCAGGTATAATCACATACGCACCTGGGGCCTTTAATAACACTGTTGAACCTATATATTACCCTTTTAGTATGATAGACAAAGCGACTCCACTAATTGGTATCGCTAGATCCGTTTCCTTTAATATTCTTTAGTAAGTACCTAGGGTAATCATAAACTACCGATTCTTTAAATTTAGTTAACTTACGCCATTTGGCGTTAGTATATATATTTTTAAAAAGGGAGATTTTAAAAATGACTAAGAAAAAAGGACTCTTATTAGCGGTTGTTGTATTTATCGGTTTATCCTACGCCTGTGGCCACGATTCTAACCAGAGCACAGAATCAAAACCTAGTACATCGCAGAGCCAAGAAGCAAAAGCTCCATCAAAATCGGAAGTAGCTTATGATAAATTCGTAAACCTACCGATGGGCTCTTCTTATGAACAAGTAAAAAATGCGCTTGGCGTAGAAGGTAAACTAACACACGAAAATGTGATTGCGGATATAAAAACACAATCCTATGACTTTGTGGTAGATAATGCACACATGACATTAATGTTCCAAAACGGCGCGCTTAATAGCAAATCTATCGCTAGCCTAGCCTTCTTAAAACCAAGCGGAAACAAGATTACCCTTGACCAATTCAATCAAATTCAAGCAGGCATGACTTACGATCAAGTAAAACAAATTTTAGGCAGTGAAGGTCGCTTATCTACACAAACAGAAATTATGGGCGTGCAATCCTCCCTTTATACTTGGATGAATTCCGGTGGCTCTAATATTGTTATTACCTTCGGCGGAGATGGCACCGTAGACAGCAAAACGCAAATGGGCTTGAAATAGTATATATTACCGCCAACTGCTGCATATCACCTATGTTTCCGACACAGGAAAATAGCAATCCTTGCACAGCGTGATATACTATAGATACCGGTACCCATCCACGCTTCAGGGTTTAACGACTACAGCGCACCAGGATGGGTCTTTTTGTTGACGCCAACAAAATGCTAGTAATCATGCAGGTTTCTTCGAATTTGTTGACATTAACAAATTCGAAGAGAGCGCATGATAACAGGCTTTGTGATAAATGGAGAATATGGATACACGTACAATAGATATCCCAGTAATACCCTATACCGTAAAAAAAATAAAGCAGCACCGCGTAAACGATGCTGCCGCTTAAAACCAAATAGCACAGAGGTGTATTCAGTTTTTCCGATGTCATTATTATACATCCTCTGCGCATTACCTGACAAGGAGGACATATTATGGCCATGAAACGCGCCAACGGTTCAGGAACCGTATATAAAATGAAACACAAGCAGTTACGCAAGCCTTATAGGGCGGTTGTGACTTTTGGATACGATGCCAACGGTAAGGCTATTCGTAAGTCAGTAGGCACATTTGCCACACAAAAAGAAGCTTACACAGCCCTGGCCCTCTACTCTACCAATCCACCGCAAGAGGAGCAACGCAAAATTACGTTTGGCCAATGCTTTGAATGGAGAATTGAGGAAGCAGAACGCCAGGGGTTGTCAGCTGGTCGCATGAAGATCATTCACACGATACAAAAAATGGTGAGCCATCTTAACAATATCGAAATGAAGAATATGCGTGCCGCACACTTCCAACCTATCTTCGATAATTCGACGCATACGAAGTCTTATCAAAAGTTAATTAAGGCTATTATAGTATCCGTAGGTACCCTAGCCGTAAAACAGGAAATCATACCTAGGAACTACTTCTCTGATATTATCATCAACAAGAACGCCACGCCTATCAAGAAAGCTAACATATTTTCAAATTCGGCCCTCTACGCCCTTTGGCAACACTCCGACGATATAATTGTTAAGCTAACTCTGATATACGCCTACACGGGCCTCAGATTGAACGAATTGCAGACTATGAAGCTTGATGATATCCATCTAAAGGAACGCTACATGATTGGCGGTTCTAAAACGGAAGCCGGTAAGGACCGTTGCATCCCAATCGCTGAATGTATCTACCCTTTCATCAAGGAACTATATCAGCAAGCCAAATTTAAGCGTGTAGAGTGCCTTTTGGATAAGGTGATACATAAGGATACCTTTAGACGAGAAATGCAGCGTATGTGCCACAATCTTAATTTAGGCGAACACAAGCCACATGATACGCGCCATACTTTCATCTCCTTGGCCAGCAATATCGGAATCGATGAAATTATCATCAAACGGATCGTTGGCCACTCAAGTAAGGATAATATCACCCAGGAAGTGTACACGCATAAAACCGTACAGCAATACATTGATGCGGTTAACAGATTACCATACGGTGAAGCCCTCCTAAAGGGTGAGCAACGGTTGAGCAACGCAGACAAAATGTAGTGATTTTTGCCAATTTTGAAAAATAAAAAAGCCAGTAAACATAAGTGTTTACTGGCTTTCTACGTTTGCGTTCTTATTCAGCGGAAATTACAGATACTGGGCAAACGGATTCGCAAGAACCGCAGTCGATGCAAGTATCGTTGATTTCGTATTTAGTTTCGCCTTCAGAAATAGCAGCAACTGGGCAAACAGAGATCGGAAGAGCGTCGTGTAGGGAAAGAGTGTAGATCTCGGTGGTCGCCGTATCATTAAAAAAAAAAAAAA